TCTGTCGACTGCCGCTGCGGCTGGGTCCGTCTTCGCTTTTCCAGTGAGCACCCGAGATGATATGTAAGCTTCGATTGCGTCCTTGAATGTTCTTGTGGCAACGTCGCCAGGTTTAATCGCATCGCCGTCCGGATTCACTTCTGGAGCCAATGTTGCGAATCTGGTTGGGAATACCCCAGCTGGGGTAATCGAAACTCGTGGGTACGTTTTTGTCTCATCAGGAAGAACCGGGTCGTAGATTGCCGTTTGCTCAATTGGGAGGTTTGAGTAGTCTTCTATGTATTCGAGACTGACGGAATCCTTGTAGAGACCAGTGCTCGCCTCGTATTCAATGCCTAGCTGGGCATTTCCAACTCCTGGAGTTAAGTCAGGACCAGTGCCCACGGTCGATGGGTCCGGAGCAAGGGATGATTCTGAAACCATGAGTGGAGCCTTCTGCGGCAATTTTGTTACTTTTTTCGCTGCTTCCGGCTTACCCTGGTGTGGAACAACGTCGTATCTCTTTGGGCTATCTCCACCCACTTGTAAATACGAAGACCAAACGTTCTCTAGAATTTTGTTTCGCAATGCAGGCTTTAGGTCGTTTATGTAAATGATGTCATTTGATTCCCTGGCTCGGGAAAGGGCAATCATGTTATGCAAGTCTGTTTCTAGGACTCCCGCAAACCTTGGAGATGTTTTGCGGACTTCTTCGATTCTGGCAACAGCATCAACTGTGGAAATTGGCTGATTCAAGTCTGGGTAGCCAAGCCTATTGCGCAGATTGTTTTCAAGAATGTCCAAATTCTGGTCAATCAACTTATTTATTTCTTCCAGCTCTGACCCCGTCATTGCTTCCTGGGCTCTTGAAGTTAGGCGGCGACCAGTAGATGTTTTGCCAAAAAACAAACCAACCGGCTTTCCATTATCGAAACCAATATCTAGTCTATTTTTTGCTTTTGCTTGTTCTACTGGTTTGCTAAGTGAAGCAGTTCTTCGTCTATTTCTACCGGTTAGTTTTGCCATTCGTTCCGAAACTGTTGGACGCATTTTTGTTCTTGCGATTTGTTCCAAAGCCGCGGAGCCGCCAATGAATCTAACTTTTCCTGGCTCGTCCGAGTCATCCCGCGATGTCACAATCGACATCAGGTGCCTTCCATCTGGAGTCATAAGGTGAGCGACTTGCGCTTCCGTGTCTTCCACATAAACCACAGGGCGTCCATTGAATTGGTTTGCTCGGAGAACGATTCTGTCCCCTACCGCGTCTAGCGTGCGCTGGGAGTCTGCGATGTCATCTGCATCTTCTGTAGTTGCAAATTTCCATGCCACATCCAGGTCTCTGGTAAGAAATCCTGGCTCACCAGGAACAACCCATGATACTGATGTCTGCTCTGTGAGTCCCATGTTTGATGGAGAGCCCGGTTGTGGGTCCGCGTCTGGGTCGTTGAATGAGCGCAGCCAGTCGTTGTAAATCTTTTTAAGTTCACCTTGATTCTCCATGTCATATGGAGTCAGGGCAGACTCTCGCAGTCTGGCGATTGCGGCATGATTTACTTCTGCTTGAAAAAATCTATCTAGGTCGTCAAGGCCCTTAATGGTGTTTTCGTTTACATCTCCACTAGCGGAAAAATGCGGCTCCATGTCGCGCAGAATTATGTCAACTTTTGGTCGACCCTCTCCGGAAGGCTTGGTCATCCAGCGTGCGCGCGCACGGCTTCTTGTGCGCTCGGGTGGCGCTGGCTCCGTGAATTCATTGAGCTTTCGTTTTCCGCCAACAGGTTCTGGTCTGTTTATTTTGAGCTGCTCGTAGTCTGCATAATCCTCGAACGTGACCAACTCCCCAGACTGCTCTTTTGCTCGTCTCCTCTGGCGTCGAGCAATTCTTTCGCGCAATTCGGTCGTACTGCGAGGAGTCTTCCCTCTAAGTTCTCTTTCAAGAGTTCGTTGTTCTTTGTCGCGCGAAGGACTTAGTCCACGCATAAAACGCTCCACGATAGAACGCGATGGTGTTATTTCGGTTTCTCTGTTGGGTGTTTTCTTTGGAGAGTTCCACGCGGTTGAGCCATAAAATTTATTATGCAAAAACTTACGCAAGTCTCTTGCGTGATTGCCTTTTAGTCCATTGACCACAACTTCTCGCGCCGCCACGGAAAATTTCGATTCATCAGCGCGAAGCTGCCTGTAGTAATCACCGAAAACATCCCCTTGTTCGTCGGAATAAAACTCGCCGAGCATAGAGAGTGTCTGGTCTTTGTCTGGACCTTTTGTGTCTATGTCAAGAAAACCAAGAGTGGCGTAGGCATTATTTAGCTCTGTTAATTCTTCTGGTGTACGAAGCTCAAACTCACCGACCGAACGCCCATCAATCCACAGCTCCGGAAATACATCTGCTTGTCCAGAAGGTTTTTTCAATCTTGGAATATAATCAGCAATCAAATTTCCATCGGAATTGTACAGGGACCCCCTATCTACTTGATAGTTGTATGTCCCCCATAGCTTGAATAATTGTGAAAATCTTCCCCACTGTTGTTCGGCAAATGGCCTATCTGGGTTTTCTTTTAGCTGACGCAGGGCTCTTTCAATTGTCCGAACATCGTTATCGTCAAAGTCGTCTTTTGTGTAGTTTCTGACGGATTGAAATCCCAACCCGTCGGTTTTTTCTCCAGCCCAATTAGTCAATTGTTTCACCGCGGAATTCACAACACCAGCAAGATACTCTCTGCCTGAATCTTTTTGCTTGAGTATCCCGAGGATTGAATCAATTTGTTTTGTGGCAACTCTATTGCTGCGCTCTATTTCCGCTTCATTGAGTTGTGGTGAGTTTTTTGTCTGTTTTCGTTCCGATTTTTTTTGTCGTCTTGCAAAACGTCGACCTTCGTAAATGTCTTGTGCTGTTGTTCTCAGTTTTTCCGCAATCTGAGCCCTTCGCTCTGGGCTCATGGCGCCAGTTATGGTGTCGTCATTTGAGAAGGTTTCAGTATTATTTGTTGGTGTTTTTCTTGTGGGGATGCCTTGTCTGCGAGTGCGTCTCCTGGCTTCAGAAACAAAACCTCTGGTTGCCTGGTCATCGGCAACGTCTCTGGCGGTTTGAGAGGCGGCTATTAGGACCCTGTTGCGTCTACTTACTGTTGGCCCAAGCGATTCATATCTTTGTCTAAACGTTGGGCGAGATTCTTTTAGCATCCGACGAGCTTGTTCTTTTTTGAGCTGGTCAGCCCTCCTCATCGCTCTGCGGCTGTATTTTTTCCCTGTTCTTTCTTTAAGTTTTTCTCCAACCTCGTCTAGTTTCTTTCCAGCCCTGTAGACGCTCGGAAAGGCCACCTCATCATCATCAAAACCCTTTGCAATGTCCTTCAGGGAGGCAGTCATCAATGCCCTGCCTATTCTGCGTATTGCCCCAAATGTGCACCCACGACCAAGTCTGTTGGTGAACTGGCCACCATTTACCGTTTCGTCAGGGCATCTCCATCCACCCCCGCCAGGCATGTTTGGGTCCCACATGGCTCTTACGCCCTTAACTTGCAGCAGCATTGAGCTGCGTTTTGAATCAAGGTTGAAAGCCTTTGCTTTGTAGTCAAGAGCATTTTGTTTATAGGCAACATCGATGGTCGCAATCGCAGCATCCACCACTGGCCATCTGTCTACGAGTTCCTCCTCGTTATCCTCGTTCATCTGCTCGTATTTTGCAGGCTCCTCTCCGGCAAGGGATTTTACTTTTTCGATGACCAGCAACGCCTTTTTGGAGATGGTGAATTTGAGTTCGTTTAAGTCGGCAAGTTCAAAAGTGCTCTCGAGTGAGTTTATAAATTCATCGGTTAGTTCAACATCTTTTTCAACGGTAAGAGACACATCGAGATTGTCGAGCGCTCCGCTACTGGACGACATCGCCCAGTCGGCCCATAGTCTCCCTTGGCCTGATGAGCCGAATGCAACTGGCTTCTTTCCATCGGATGGAAGAAGTATTGCAAAAGGCTGACCAGAGAGCTTGTCTCTAATTACCGTTGCTTTTTTCATCTAATCGATAAGCCAATCAGTTTCTTGAAATTTCCAGATGATGATTTAAGTATGTTGACACGCTGTTCAAATATTTTTTCGACAATTCCAAGATGTAGTAATTCTGCTTCAGAAAGCTGTCCATCTATTGAGAGCATTTGTCTAAATCGCTTAAAATCAAATTCTCCTGCTTGTTCGAGCAGCTTATCAAACAGCATTAACGCCCTCTTGCGCTGCTGGGCCTGAAGTTTTTCAAAATATTCAGCGTATATTCTCTGCTGCTTCTTCTTGAAGAAATCGTTTACTTGCATTTGTCGTCTTCCGCGTATTTCCGTCGAGGTCATACCCGAGAGACCAGCACTTCCATTCAAAGAAGCAACTGCACGCATTCTGCCACCGACGCGTATTGGCGCAATCGTGGAAGGGTTTCTATCCCTGGTATCGGTGAGATAGTCGGACATTAGAATTCCGACAACGTCCTCCGAGGGGAGGTCAGCAATGTCCATTGTCCTATCTTGAACGCCAAACATTTCTGCATCCTGAGCTTCTCCAAGCATATAGTTGCGCTTTTTTCCAGCACCAGCCAAACGAACCTTTGGCGCAATAAGACCCATTGAGCGCTGTAGTTCTGATGCCAGTGCGGCACCCAGATGTTCAAAGTTCTCATCAGGTGTTATTTCAAACACCGTTTGTCCATCGGCACGCTCGTGAATCAATACACCATTTCGTATTTTTCCAGTCTTGTACATTGCGCTACGACTGACAGCCTCCGACCGAACATTCGATGAAATATTCTCAATCGAACCACCATTATTAAGGTGACGGACCGCAGAAGCAAGGTCTTTAATTTTATCGTCTTCGGGAATTGCTTCTAGCTCTGTAGAGCGAGCGGACTGCTTTGACTTCTTTTTCTTTCGGTAGAAAGTCTCATAATGCCACCTGCGCATTGTTCGCTTGCCAGCACCTGCTGGGAGGTTGACTTTAATGACTTCATTCGGGTTTTTCATTCCTTTAAATTCTTCTTCATAAGATATTCCATCGCCCATTTCCTCTGCGATGAATTTTAATTTTTGAACCGGGTCATCATTGGCGCGCAGCTTCTCCGCCGTGGCCACAGTTCTACCAAGCTTGCGTCGTTCTCCAACTGTTAGCGGACGAGCTTTCCCGATGGAAACAGTTGAACCTCCAGATAGGACATAGGATATTTTTTCAATGCCGGTATTTGAAAGCATTCCAAGTTCTTCTCCACCAATTGAATCTGACGTCAAAGCATTCATCAGGAATGTTGCGCCTTCCATATCCCTGTTGTCGGGGATTGTCCTAAGAACTGCAGGAGAAACTACCGGCTCCAAGATGAAGCCGTCGCGCCGCACCATTCTCATGTAGGCTTCATTTACCTGCGACATCTGTCCGACTATGTCATCGACGGAGCGATTTCTGCGCTGTCTGTTAGCACCAGTAACTTTTGGAATTTGTGGCGCGCGCGACTGGATTACGTCACCAGCCACAGACACTGGCTTAACACGTGTGCCACCGACATCCTGGAAGGATGGGCTACGACGAGAGCCACGCAAAACAGAGGCGATTGTTGCGCCTATGATTCCAGGAAGGTCGAATAGTTGTTTTCCACATGTAGAAAAACGCGAGTCCGTAAATCTTCCACCGAATTGATACCCTTCTGGGCATCTGTATCCACGCTCTGGCTTGAGTGCGCCAAATCCACCAGGAACTCCTCGACCACCACCCGGGGTGAGAGCTGAGTAAATTCGTGACCTAACAGGACTTCGCACGTTGGAAAAGTTTCCAGGAGTAACGGCAGAACCAAGTCCCTGGAGAGTTTGAAGAATTCTGCTGTCCGAGCCAGTAGCTCCGACTTTTACTTCGTAAGCACTTTTTACTCCTCTGCGCTGCATTGCGCATTTGAAATCAATAATTGATTTTCTTTCGTTGACAGAATAAATTGGCGCTGTAAAAAGGTTAGTTCTAGATAGTGCGAAAGACGGAGAAATATGTCTAACTTTTACAATCTCCTGGGACGGGCAGCAATCAGAACTCAATATTGTTCGCATCTAGCGACTCCAATTCGTTTTTATCGATAACATACCCATCGACGTGTTCCCAGTTTTTTTCGTCTTCCACGTACTTAACGAAGTCCGGTTCCATGTCTATGAAATCTTGTAAGACTTTCACTGCATGGGTCCAATCATCCTGCGTGATGACTGGGGAAAAGGGCTCATCAACCGAGCGTATACCTGTAAATTCTACAGCCTTCCTGCCACTGCGTGATGTCAGTTTGCGCATTCTATTGTTGAATTCCTGGTCAGAGTAGAGTGAGCCACGAACAACCCCGCGCATCTTCTTGCGACAGTTTTTCATTCCTGGGTGGTGGCACCCTTCATTTGGCCACAGACCAGTTGTTTCGTGATGCAACCAGGCGCATATTCTTTCAAGTGGGTAAAGCTCTGGGTGGTCGGCAAGAATTACTCGGCATCTCCTGAACCCGCCAGGCTTGCGCATAATTGGTCTCCAGTAACGAAGGAGGCGCTCAAGATTGCCCCTGCGCGGTCCATACCCTCTGAGTACATCACCGGTAATATTTTCTTGAGGTATTATGGCGCCAGCAGGTCCTGCTGCTTTTGTGTCGACGGCAATTTGGACATCGCCATTCATAATTTTGTTGACCAGACTCATTTGGTCTCCTTGCAACCAGTGAATAAACCCCTGAATTTAATTGTACGCAAAATACTGTGATTTAAATACATGTCAACTAGATTTCCGAAATTCTGGCCTGCGGACTGGCTGAATTTCCTCTAGCTGGTCGTAAAAGTCTAAAGCTTTTTTGTTGTAGGGGTTCTTTGATGTTTTTCCAGGGTTTTCCGTGTTGTGCCTAGTGGACCAGTCGCTATCCCTGAAGTCTAGCTTCCAGAAACGTTTCTGTCTGTTGGTCTTCATAACTGGGAAGATGTCATTACGTCGTTCAATAAAAGAAAACAGCGGAACTGGGGATAATCTCTTGCCGTCAACAAACAGGCCGTTATACCTGTCGCCATCTGGAACAAAATAGAGATTCCCAGTTTTTCCGACTTTGGCGATTAGGTACTTTTTCACTTTTCATTCCTGCCGTCTGTGAGTTTATCAAACTCTTCCTGTATCTTTTCCAGTCTGCTTCTGGAGTCAGAAATATTTTTAATGTTTTTGAACTTTGCCTGACGCATTGACTCAACAAGTTCTTCTATCTGCTTGTCTATTTTTGCCTCAATAACTTCTTTTGATGTTTTTGACTTGGGAGCCTTACTTGAGAATGAGCGCCCATCAAATACGTCCAATCCGTAGTCATTGGTTACTGCAAGATTAAAACCTCTTGCTTTCGCTAATCTCTGAAGTCTTTCGGCTTCTTCAATTCTTCTTAGATTTCTAAAGTCGTCTGATATTTTCCTGTATTCGTTAACGTTGTCAATTCGTATGGCTAAATTTTTGGGTATCGCATTAATTGGCTCCACCCCAGACAAAATATCTTCGATTATTTTTTGCTCTTCTTTTGTGGCCGCAAAACTCCGTTTCATTTTTTCTTGAATTTTAGAAATTTCTTCGTCTGTCATGTTGTTGTCAGGGTCACCTGGCGGCGGCGGCGGTGGTGCTCCTGCGCCGGAGGAAGCAATCGCAGGGCCTTCGTCTACATACTCCGTAACGGGTAAGTACTTAAGTTCTCTTGGTTTTTTTGCAAATTCTTCCGGCGTAGTTGAGTTTGTAATATCTAGAGAATTAAACGGAACCCTCACCTCTTCGATGTCGCCCGGCTCTATTCCACCCATAATCAGGGCGTCCCTATTTCCCCATGCTCCGCTTATCTGGGGACGAGTTTGACCATTATCTTTTCTGTAGGCATTGAAATCATTTTTAAACTTACCATAGAGAAGTTCGATGGAATTTGATTCACGTTCGTCAAATCTTCCGTTAGGGTCAATGAGTGCGCGACCTATTTCGTCAGAATCTGTTGAGTTTGCCAGGACGGGAAATATGTGATTATCAAGGGCGTCACCGTTGCCGTAAGCTGTCCTTTGGCCGGTTTCTGGTTTTAGAATTATTTCAGCATCACCAAAAATAGAATTGAAACCATTGTTGCGATTTTCGTTACTTGACTTAAAAAGGTCAAACTTATAACGTGGAGAATTGACATCAACTTTATTAGAAAACTCCCTAAATGAAGCCTCTTGTTCAGCGAAGTCGCCATCGGAATGCACCATGTATCCAGTTATTGGGCGTTCTGCGTCGGGAAGGTCTGGGGAAATTCCAATGTCTGCTTCGTAGGCTTTTACTCTCTCTGACAGACGTCGCGGTTTGCCTGAATCGTCTCTTCGTAGCCCATTTTCCATTAGGCTCGAAAGTTCTGCAGTGTTTACGTTTATACGTGGTCTCTGGTCGATGCCAGCATGAAATTCAACTGCTGCCTGACGAAGGTCTGCCAGAATCTCGCGGTCTTCGGTATTGCGCATGTAGTTAGCAAATTCTGGGTCAAGTCCATTCATTGCAGACATGTATTTTGCGTCGCCATCGCCAGACTCTATGAATCCTTTGATGTCTTTGATTATTTCTTGTCTTTTCGCAATTCGTGATGGTTCGCTTTGCTCGAGAGTTTCCGGTCTCCATAATTTGCTGTTTGGTACCGAGCTATAGAACTCACGAGACTGTCTTCTGCCAAACTGTGGAGCAGAGCGCAAAGCAGGTGATGACGACATCTTTCCCGACACTCCATCACCTAAGTACTTTGCAAGCTCGGACTCCCATTCTTTTACATCTGAGTCAAAATCGTCTTGTGTTTTTTTGACGTACGCACTTCGCTTGGCTCTATCCAGAGCGTCTTTTGACCAATTCTTTTCAATTGCACCATCAATCAAAAGACGCATTGATTCCGCTGTTGCTTCAGCGTCTTTGTCTGCTCTATGATGCTCTTTGCCAAGAGGGACCCCGAGGTATCTTGTTATGTCCGCAAGTCCATTGGATGGTGATTTTGTTCCATCTTTATTTGTCTTATGTGGTCCATCCGGATTTTCATCTGTGTACCTTGGGAGTGTCATGCCGGCCATATCTTTGAGGTCAATCCAGCCCCTTGCTTGCCATTCAATTCCCGCTTCACGGAGAGTGTCTTCAAGTACGTTCTTGTCGTATGCGGCGTTTTGAACACCCATAATTGCATTCGGTCCAGCAAATTCAACAAGTTTTTTGTGCCCAGACTCCAAAGACTCAGCCCCCTGTAGGTATTGGTCAGTGAGGGGGTTTCCGTCTGCGTCGCGCAAGTTGTCTTTAGACCATTGCTGCAGAGGCTTTCCCGGATTGACAAATGTGTTGAATCTGTCTATTACTTGTCCGTTTTTCACTTTTATTGCGCCTATTTCTACCGGATTTCCGTTTTCCGTAGCGCGACCATATTTGTCGAATACTAAACCAGTTGTTTCATAATCAAGAAAGACTATTTCCTGGTCATTATATCTCTGTTTAAATTCTTCCCAAGAATTAACTCCAGCAAAAATATTTTCTGTTTCACCGAGCATCGGACCGTAGGTTGGCGTCCGTGGGTACTGAGGCACACCGTCTTTGTTTTTCTTGATTCTGCTCTGTCCTGCTTGTGGGGTCGAGCCGCTTCTCATAAAGCCGGTGATTGGGGCTGGTTTCGCATCGCTCCAGAAGTTTGAATCACCAAGTCTTTGGCGATGGTTTTTGCTCATTCCGGCCACCCAACTAGGCGGAAGCGTCACTTCAGCGCTACCACCACTTCCAGCCTGGCGAATCAAATACTGCTCGACCTGTCCGCTTGGGATGTTTGCGTGCAATCCCGATTGGGTTCTCAGCTGCCTGGCTATTTTGCCGACTGCTAAATCCTGTGCGTCAGTTGAAGACTCTGCTGATTCTGCTTTAAAAATCTTTGTTGCACCCATTTCGTTTAGCTGCTGACGAACAGCCTCTTCTGTTGCTTCTTTGTCTGGTGTACCAGTGAGTCTTCGGAAGCTTCCTGATTTGAGCTTTATCCCCTCACCAGGTTTTGGTGTAAGAACAGTATCAAGCGTATATAGATTGTCGAGTGAATCTGGATTGTCTCTTAGCACCTGAGACAGTGGCGCTATTAAGATAGTCGTATCTTTTTCTGAGCGCTGCCTAAATATATGTCCACCAACAAGGTGATTTAATGCGAAGTGAATCGTATGGCGAGGAACCCTCACCTTCTTTCCGGATTCAGTTGTTTCCTCAAAGTTAGAACGAGGAGAGATGCTTATGTCTCCATTTTCATCAATTTCTGGCTCGTAACTTGTTTCATGTACAACATACAAGTCATCTAGGCTCAAATCTTCAAGACCAGCTCGGGTTATTGTTCTTTCCTGGTATTCATCAAGTTCGATGGGTTCATACAATTTTCCTTCTGCTTCAGAGACTCGCTTGCTTCCTTTTTCCGCTAAACCATCGAATTCCTTTGCTGCCTCCGTGTCACCGCGTGATGCTCGATACAGAAGGGCGTCGACATCATTCGAATCCATGTCTCCTTTGCCTAGATGGGCATTGAGCCACTTCTCTGAATATTCGCGACCTTCCTTACTGGTTCTGGATTTTCCGGTTATCTCAAATGGATTTTTAGGAATAATTTTTATTGATGAGTCATCGATTGATATTGCGTCAGGATTATCAAATACTATTTTTTCGCCGTTTATTTCGTGGACCTTGATGTTGACATCACCAGACCTGCTGCCATCGAAACGATTCCTAACACCCGTGACCGTTGTTGGCACCAGCGGGGACATTCTCCCAACGATTGGTGTAGATGATTGCTGAGTTCCCAATGCTGATTGCAGCATTCCCGGCAGCGATTGACGCTCTTCGGTGAATGGCCTGTTTGTGTTTATTGAACTTATCGTGTCTTGATTTTTCCAGTCGCGAGAAGAAGTGGTTCTCCGCTGTAATGAGGATGACCTCATAGCTCCAGTAACAGCCGAGGAACTCCTATTCCTATTGCTTCGTGGATAGTTTTGGTCCACAGCTCTTCTGACGGCCTGCGTTTTAAGTGTTGGCCTTTGTTGTGGCAATCCAGAACCAGCCATGCGACCACTAATATTCCATGCGTTTCCGGGAACACTAAAAACATTCTGTCCAATGTCGTCCATCTGGGAACGGTATTGTGCCTGCGTCTGTGTGGCTCCCTGGGCTGCGGCCATTGTTCGCGCGAACTCATCAACCGTAGATGGGATTCCTGTTTGCCCACCTGTTAGTACCGGGTCTCCAAACAGTCTTCGGGATGCGAAGAACTCTGCGCGGGCTTCTATGTTTGATGTTGCCGCATAAACACCACCAGAAAACTGTCTCATCAACTCCTGGTCGTCAGCATCATCGGTGATGTTGTTTTCAATTGCCTCAGCTAGCGCATTGTGAAAATTGTTTAAATCGGTCTCCAGGTCTTGCCTTGTGTACCCGGTCGAACCTCCCCAACTTCCAGAGCGAAGATATTGCCTTCTGCTTAGATTGTTTGCTGAGTCGATTAACAGCTGAATACTTCTGTTTCCTGTTGGATTCGCAGCTTGCCTAAAGTCAATCATCCATGCATTGACTTGTTTCTGTCTTTGCCACTGGGGACCACCCTGCTGTGGTTTTACAAGTGTTTGCGCAAGCGGGTACCTCTGAAGATTTTGCGTTTGGAATCCAAGTGTCTCCATGACATTAGAGAAGTGCGCAACATGACCCCACTCATGGTTGGCCAAATAGTGCATGTCACCCTCAACAGAATCAGCGACTCCATTTGCTCGACCATTTCTGTCAAAGCCCGAGCGATTTACCTGTGACCACATTTCCCATGGATTCATAACAAGGGAGAACTGAAGTCCACCCTGTTCTGCGGTTCTTCCCTGAGCCGCGTTTGATGCTGCTTGGCTTATTCTTCTTCCACCGGTGGAGGGAGAGGGAGCAAATGCATCAAATCTAACTTCGAACGCTGACCCCATTTCCGTATCTATCGCGAAAGAGGTTACCCATTTTGCCTGCTCTGGATTTGCAATTGCATTTTCCATCCAGGAGTACCAGTATTGAATCAAAGATGCCTTCAGTTTTGACCTTTCCATCCTGCTCAAGCTCATTGGAATTGCTTGGTCAAACATTTCTTCTATTTCTGCTTGTGGAACGTGTGGAAATAGTTCGGCCATTGCGGAAACGAATTGAGCCTTTTGGCTTATGTCGCCGATTGGTCTACCGGCCGGGAAGTTCTGACTCGGTGGGAGTCTTAGTCCGTCTGGTCGGTTTGGGTTGTTGATTCTATCCCGCAAGTCGCGAGCAAGTTCGGTGGCTCTTCTGCCTCTCCAGACTTGTTCTTTCAATCCAAGTTGCCACACATTATTGCCGACGCCCTTCGGTGCTCCACGCTGCTTGCCTCCAGTTCTAGCTGAAGGGTTTGGTATGAGACCAAACCTCGTAGCCCTCATGGCTCCCGAGACTGTATCGCTAACCATTTGTGGAGTGGGCGCAATTCTGCCACCGTACCCCATTGCTTCTTGAACTCTTTCAAAACCAAGTTCTCTAATTTGTTCAGCGTTTGCTCTAGCTACATCGAATCCACTAGCAACTCTTCCGCCAACCTGGGTTGACATCTGGGTGGCGCCAGCTGTTGCTCTACGCACTGCACGAGCTCCACTTTGTGCGGCAGTTCTTGGTGACGGTATGAAGCAGTTAGAGCCAGTTATGTCTGTAAATTGGTTTGCAGCTGGTGTTCCCGGAGGGCAGCGAAGCTTGTTTTTATCGTCAACCCATAAGCCTCTTGTTTTGGCTGCTCTTCGCAGCAGCGAGTCAAGGCTGTCCTTTAGTTTCCTTCCAAGGACCTTGTACTCGATGTCATCCAGTTCACCCGATTTAAATTTCGTCGGAGAGGAATGTTTGTGTGTTGACCTAAAAAATGTTGAATCTGTATCCAGCATATTTGGGTTGAAAGTGCAAAAATGCATTCTCTTCCCTGGTGGAACAAGCGGTATTACATCGCCTGGTTCCCATGTTTTTATATATTCCTCATACGGGTTGGAATATTTTACTGGAGGCTTATTTACTTCTGGTTTTTCGGCCTTGGTCTCTATTTTGGGAATGAAACCTATTTCTAATTCGCCATTCTTGGACAGGTTGTTTATCCTGCGTTCTGCGAAATTGGAATATGAATTAGCCACTTGTTGCTCCTAGGCGGCAAACAGATACCGCAATCACCTAACGAAGTTATGGAACAACAACCATATTAGCCTATTCAGGTTTTGGTTCGTTGATTTCCTCTTCGATGGAAAGCATTTCGAATTCCATCAAGTTTGACAAGAAATCCGTCACTTCTGACTTTTCTTCAGCGGCGTAGTCCTTTTTGGCTTTGTCCATATCTTCCTTGGAGACCCAGCTCAAAGGAATCATTTCCTCCATGCCAAGGTCAACAGCTCTCTTCATGATGTGAGCTTTTGCTGCTGTCTTGTCTTTTGCGCGACCGTAAGCCTGGATTGCATTCTTCAGGTCTGCTTCATCCTTGATTGGGAATGAACCATCTGCAAGAGCCTGCCCGGCTTGAGCCATTGATGTGCGCGAATCTTCCGAGTAGGCACGCTTCAGCGCAATTTCCGCCGCTTCGGCTTCAATCTCTGAAGCTTCTTCTTGCGTATATTCATCGTATCCAAGCACTTCACCATCGAGCCCAACAAACACGTCATACGACTTGCCATTGAGGCCCTCGATTTCCACTGCGTAAACATCAAATCCCTCAAAAACGTCTGGTTCAACAGCAATGATGTCACCTTCAACTGATTTAACAGCAATATCTGCTGCTTCACCAAAGCTAATCATCACCTTGTTTTGCAGCGCAGACTTAACCTGCACGACATCCTGAGTGAGCATGTGCCATCCCATGACTTCGCCGGTTGAACCATCGAAGAACACCTCGACTGGCTTTCCGTCTTTTCTCTCAACATCAACTATAAACAGGTCTGCTTCATCTGAATATCCAGAATCGAGAACCTTGCCTCTAAACATGTCTTCTGCCATGCCTTCAATTTCAATCAGGGCTGGCATTCCCTTTTCGGAAACACAACCGCCTGGGCAGCTATCGCAGACATTTGCGCCGCCTGGGTAGACCTTGCGGTCGAATCCACAAACGAATGCGTTGTCGTCAAAATCTGCTGACTTGTACCCCATTGTTCCGAGTCTGCGTCTGCGCATCTTTTTGCGAACTGAAGATTCATCTGAGTACATGCCATCCATGTCTTTTTCGTCTTCGTCTAGTTCTACTTCAGCGTCTGGCCCCATCATCATGGCGCCTTTCTTTTTCTTCTTTGGCGCAGAACGACGGACGAACATTTCGTCTACTGATTCATCATCATACATTTTGCCGTCAAGGTCTTCCATGTCTTCGTCTTCTTCGTCGTCATCATCTGCGGCCATGTCTTCTTCGTCGTCTTCTTCGTCCATGTCCTCTTCGTCCATGTCCTCTTCGTCATCAACGAGCTCCATGTCTTCCACGTCGTCATCTTTTTCTTCATCTTCCATGGACATTTCTTCATCCAGGTCAGAGTCCATTGCGGCCATGTTCAGCATGTTCTTCTTGACGGCCTTAACGTCAACATCTTCTTTCTTCTTTACAGAGACAGCCATTGCTCCGCACTTTCCACAAACTTTTGCGCCTGGCGTGTATCCACACTCATCCGAGCCAAGGCCCTTGGCGCAGCCAACAACTTCGCCGTCAGCATTCAATTTTACGACTGCTGCTTTTTCGCTCATGCTTGGTGCTCCTTGTACTGCATTGAATTGGAAATACAACCTTGTACGTTACTACAGCCAGCGCATGGATTCATGCGCTTTTCTCCGGTAACCATGCAGTTGTATTTACTTAAAATCCGTTGATTATGTATAGGTTTAGCATAACCCATAGAAGAGGATTCACGGCTGACGTTTGGTCTCCGCTTGCTAACAGTGAAGCGAGATGACTTCTTTTTTGCAATTCGAGGAGCAATCGAATTTTCCTGTTTTTTGCTAAGTTCCAAAAAGTCGTCGATTGCATCATTATATTTATTGACAGACTTCATGTCGTGATTCACTATGGCGCTGTCGCGCAATCGAGCAAGGTGACTTAAAAAATCTGAAGCCATGAATTATCTCTTCGAGAAAATTCTGTCCATTTCGATGTCTTCAATATTGCTATCCACATACGACGCATATATCGCGCGAGAAATAGCCTCAATCGAGTCATCATTCAATTCATGCGCTCCGAATACGTTAATTCCATTTTCGGCACGAGAAATATGTACGCCGTGGTATTCAGCAACAGTGTCAACCGCTTGTTTTACTTGCGATATGAGCTGAGGCTCAACCTTGATGAGAATGGAATCATGAATCGTGCTTTGCAGAGCAGTTTTGACGGAAATGTCATTGCCTTCCGAAACTGAAACATATACAGAAGAGAGTGACTTTCTCCTATTTCTAAGCTGATTGGCAGCGGTTCTCATTCTTTCTGCCGCTAGTTCTTGTCTTATTGCCCGTCTGGCTTGAGCCACTGTCATTTCGTTTACTTCAGCCACCCTTTGAATTGCCCGTTCTTTGGCTCTTTCTGGGGCTCCAGAAGGGCTGTTTGGGTCATTTTCCATATCTCTCAACATGCTCAAAACCGTTCTTCTTCTGGTTCCCCTGGAAGACAGCGGTCCGCCTACTTTCATGGCGGGCTCTATTAATCTGTTTATGGTTGCTGCAATCTTTTCTGCTTCTTCATTGGTGACTCCGTTGTTGAGCGCAAGTCGAGTTAGCTCAGCGTCCATTTCTCTGCCGAGTTCCAAATCTTTCTTGGTCTGTTTTTTGGACACAGGGCCTTTTCTTGCGGAAATTCTTTCTTGAGCCGTGGCCATTAGTGTCGATATTTTGGCAGATGTTCGTTTTCTTTCTTGAGCCATATGGCGCTGTTCGGCTCGACGGATGTCAATTCTTTCTACGCCGTATTTTTTTGCTACATCCTCAAGGGATGCTCCAGTCATTCTTTCTTTGTATATGGCTGCGTCAAATTTGCCGTTTCTCACATCGTTTGCCTTACCCATGCGACCTGTGATGGTTGCAGGAACACCGGGTCTTTCCGGAACCCTCGTTGGGACCGACGGAGCGGGGGCTGGTGCGGGAGCCGGCTGTGGTGCTGGTGCTGGTCGAGGGATTTCATTTGGCTTAGGGATTCTGAGTGGTTTTTCTTCTCGTTCTGGAACTTCTTGAGGAACGGTTCGTGGTGGCATCATCTTTGGTGCCTTTGGCTTCTTGTATGGAACATTATCCCTACCATCGCGCCCAGTTCTGAATCCGTCACCATCTCCATCGAACTCTGATGGATTAACCATTCTCCTTGCCGAACGGCCAATACCACGAGCGCTGCGCGCGGCTCTTGCAATGGCCTTTTGTTCAACGTTCTCAATTGCTGTTATCACAGCATTTCGCGCGTCTTTTTCGTACCAATCGATGTTTGGAACAACAAATCCATCGGCGAGTAGCTCGACGTCAAAACCGTGATACTCAGAAACGTTATTCGCTACTTCGTACATCTCCATGTTTTCTGTCTTGATGAAAAGATGGACACCCGGGTTGTTGTTCTTGAACTCTTCCCAACTTGAAAATGGGTCGGACTTTCCACCGCACGCTCCACCACATCCGCACCCTCCCGGCTTCGGCGCAGCGAGCATGTTCGGACTTTTTGGTATTGGTGCTCCAGATGTTTCTCCGTTTGAATCAACTGGAAGATAAATTGTTTCGACTCTAACCTTTTGGGCTGGGCCAAACATGAAATCTGACTCATTTGGTGTGTGGTACGCAGCGCGCATTGTCTCAACCATTCCGTCTTTCATGAGGTCAAACACAACGTTGTTGCTGTCTGCTTCGCGGACGGCGACTTCACCACCAAAGTGAGTTGAAATTGCTTTTGCGATTGAACCCATTCTTCCCATTGTTGGATTTTCGGATGGGTTCGCGATGGAATAGATTGAAATATTTTTTTCTTCCATCTCAACCTCACTTGACTTCTTCTTTGAATTCTCATAACGCTCAAGCATGCGACGTCCTTTCGCTGCGAGTTTTGCTGCATCAGAAGCATCCTGTGGTACCGGCTCACCCCATGCGGCTGCAGAAAGCGCAAGGCGTGTTGGGCGACCCTTTTCATCCTTCATTGGCCCAGATGGATTAGTGAAGAAGCGAGTTAGGAAAGAACCTTTTCTGCGCATTTTTTCTGGCGTATTTGCTGCTCCCTTAACTCCTGGCTTCAGATTTGCCCCTTCGGTGCGCTTGAAGTGTGCGCGACCAGCAGCAGTAAGGCCGCCCTTTGGGTCCCTGAGCTTTTCTCCTTTTTCCTCAATGGGAACACAGTTTGGAACCATATTTCCATTCTTGCCCCTCTTCATCCCAACCTGCTTGTAGCCATCCCAACAAGGTCCGCCCTTGACTTCTTCGTTTTGCTTATCTGACTTGATTGAAATTGTTCCTGTGAGCTGATTTGCTCCATGCAATACAGGGCTGACTTCGTATAGTTCAACTTCTTTGAGCATGTTGGCTTGCTTTGTTGTGTCGAATACTGCGTCCAAAGTCTTGTACCCAATTGACCACTCTTGCTCTTCACCAAAAAATTTTACGTTTGCGAATGCTTCGCGACCACGTTCTGAAGCAAGGTTGAACTGTACTTTGGCAAACAAACCACCAATACCATTGGCTTTCATCTTCGCTGGAAGACGTGGGTCGTTTGGTCCAACTTCGTAAATTTCAAGAACTTTTCCAATTGGTTCGTTCCAGTTGTGGCCCCATACAACGCGAGGCTTGCGTCGTCCAAGAGAGCCATTGAAGCAACCAGGTAGGCATATGTCCCCTACGCTGTCCTTATTGCCAATGCCCGCAACAAAACACTCAACTATTCCCTTTGATTCAATCGTGTTGATTTGCCCAGGAATCGCTTTGTATTGAGTTTCAGTAAAGTCATTGGCAATATTGCTCATGTTGTGGCGCTTTCCATAGTGTTTATCCAATGATAAACAATTATGAGACAGTTCTGGCGAAACTATTCTCGAGTTTTAGTAAAGTCAGATTGAGAACGACAGTCTGCACCTGCAGTTAATTGTTAGGTGCGGCGGAGCCAGTGGGTCTCCTGGGAATCTAATGTCCTTGCCTGAAACACTAAACGCCGAATCAATCGATGTTGTATTTCCGTCGAGCAATCTATGTTCCGGCCTGACCTGAGCATCCTTATTTGCAATCCAGGTCTTCGTCGATGCGCCTATCCCTTTGGCAGCATGATAAACGCCAGAGTTATAGGCAGTTTGGGACTCATGTTCCGCGATTATCCTGCGGCGCTTCGAAAGCAGGTTCATGAATATTGCGAGCAAGGCTGCTTTCAACATTCCAACCCTATCCTCGTCATCGGCAAGAGCAAGAGCGATAAGAATTGCTGAAGCTATTTCATCTTTGGTTGTTGAATTTATTTTCTTCATTCGCTCCATCTGCGATTCGATATCTTGTTGCATCTCTTCTGAGTTTTCGTCCGCGGGCATTCCTGCTTGTTCGCTCACCAATCGCGTGGCATCAGCAGAAATACCTGCGATAACTGGCTTTACATCTTCTTCAAGCTGCTTATTCCAGACCTGCTCATCAAAGATGTTTTCTACAGTCAAGGTGCCAGAGGTGATTAGTTTTTTTGATTTTGCTCCAGAAGCTTTTTCCATCACGACACGCTGCTGTCGCTCCATGAATCTTTCAACATTTCTATCAAGAATTTCAACCCATCGGTCCGCGTTTTCAACGGCTTTTTGCTCCCACTCAGAAAGTTCTTTATTGGCAGACTTGAACTGCATTCCGTTATCAAACGCTGATAGTGCGGTCGGCGAAGCCATCACTGGTTGCTGCTGCCCCTGTCCTTCTGCGGCAAGCGCTTCAGTCATGGTGCTCGGTTTTTCATTAAAATTAACTAATTGAGCAGGTATCTCACCTGGCGCAGCCGGCTGTTCTGGTTGCCCTGTGGGTTCTTGTCCGGGTGCTGGTGGTTGTCCATCTGGAACCATTCCTGCCGCCGCAACACCGGGCATTCCCGGCTGCGCGCCACCCGCAGCCGCCATTTGTGCTGCCTGTTGTGTTGAATCAAACTTCTTATCGGTGTATCCAATCGGCGTGAGGTTTGGATTGGCAAGCATTGCTTGCATTAGGTCGGAATCAATTTTCTTTCGACCCGTTTCTCTTCTGTATTCATTTCCACTAATGAGACCGTTCTGAAATTCATCAAGCAAATAACGTTCTCTTTCTTGCTTGTAAAGAACAAGAATTGGAACTTCCGAAGTGTCAAAGTCAATGTAGTACTCATCATCTAGCTCATCTAGGCCGCGCCCAATCAGCTCCATGTGCGGCAGCATTGTTTCATTCCAAAACACTCGATGCTCTTCTGCGGCATTACTGAAAGTTCTTCCTGATGCATTGCCGATGACTGACTCTGGAACTCCGAAGGAAGCAAGAATTTCTTCTTTGGTGATTTGTCGCATCTGGATATAGTTGGCGTCACGAGGATTTGAGCCAGTGTCCACATAGTCGACACCTTCGTCTGATGAGACAACAGTCACTGCACCGGCGCGATTTATATTTCCACGGAAACGACTACGCAATTCATCTTTGTCGTCGTCATCTATTTCCCCTCGCACAACAAGCAAACCACCCGGCCTGCCGTCGTTGAGCAGGAAATTCCTGTTATAAATTTTTGAAAGATTTTCTATTTCAATAGCGACACCAGCTGATTCAAGTGGAGTCAGTGACAGATATGGGTCTAGGGGGTGAGGCTTGCGAATCCATATGACATCTTGCGGTTTTAGAATTGCTTTAGTGCCGTTCCGCATGTCCACTTCAAAACCTGCAATGAAATTTTTTGCATCTGGAATTGGGGATGTGTGTTGCGGTGGAAGAAGGTGTAGCGCTATGACTCCACCATTTCTCCCTCTGACCTTCTCAATAAATGCACCCCTGGTTGACATGAGTAGCTGAGAAGAAAGCCTGTATCTGAATACAAAAGAGTTTTCGCCAATATTTGCTTTAGTGTTTAGCAAATTGAGAATTTTATGGTCTCTGTTATTTTTTACAATTTTTCCGTCTGGAGAATTGTCTTCGCGGAGTATTGCTGGAAGTCTTGCTTGGTTTCCTGCTATTGCGTCAATACACCTATTAACCCATGTGACCTTCTGCATTCCCTCTCTGTATGCACGTTCGATATCCCAAGAGTCCCTATAGGGTTTGCCTTGAAGACCGGTGTTGTATGCAACTGGGGCGCCAGGTCCAATAGCGGACTTTTGCCCTGACGATGAAGCAGATTTGTTATTGGTTGAGTTCCAAGCCATGTTTTATGATTAATCCAGTCCGAGCAGCAGGCCAACAGCCCCACAGCACACGCCAGCCACTACGAATCCGACCGGAATGCTAAAAATAAACGCACCTGTTGTAGTCATAATTATAAATGACCCCATAAGGAGATTGGCAGCTCTTGCCCTAGTAAACCATTGTACTATTTTCATGTCTCCTCATCAAAAACAGAACATTGCATAATTTAATACTAGTATGGTTTATCATTCTCGGCAGAGAGCAGGCTTATAAATGACGAATTGGGACAAAGTTCTCGAATATCTAAAACCGAAGGAACCGCTTTATTGTCCTGAGGCGCCATCCATAACTCAGAAAGTATTTTTGCGTTCTTACTCTATAGAGGCATTATTCGGTGGGGCTGCTGGCGGAGGCAAGAGTTCAGCCCTACTCATGTCGGCCCTGCAATACGTTGACATCCCTGGGTATTCAGCGATTCTCTTCAGAAAGACTTACGCAGACCTCGCGCTCCCCGGCGCCCTAATGGACCGATTCCGCTCATGGATTTCAAATTATGACGAAGTCCATTGGAATGGCAGCACCTATGTGGCCACCTTTCCGTCTGGGGCTCGAATATCATTCGGGTATCTGAACAACACCAATGACTACCTTCGATATAAAGGTTCGGAATTTCAATTTATTGGAATGGATGAGGTGACCGAAATCAGGGAATCTGATTATCGATACCTGTTCTCTCGCTTGCGCCGACCAGCAACAGGCGAGCTTTCCAAGGTTCCGCTGAGGATGAGGGCGGCTTCAAACCCAGCACCCAACTGGGTCAGACAAAGATTCATCGTGGAGGGAGCGGATTCTGGGAGGATTTTCGTTCCGTCGATGCTTACTGACAACCCCGGAATCGATGCTGACTCATATCGTCAGGCCCTGTCCGCCCTGGACCCGATTGAGCGCAGAAGGCTCGAGATGGGCGACTGGTGGGCTACTACTTTAGGAACTCTTTTTGATAGAACTAATTTTGTTGTTATTGATTCCTCTGAAGTTCCACAGGTGTTGTCATCTGCGCGTGCCGTAAGATTCTGGGACTTGGCGGCCACCGAACCATCGTCTAGCAATCCAAACCCCGACTACACCGTTGGAACACTGATGCTTTTCGACCAGGGCATTGCCTATGTTCTGGATGTGCGCAGACAGAGAGTTAAAAACGAAAAAGTAGAACAGCTAATTGCACAAACAGCTTATGAAGATGGTCACTCTGTTGCAATCAGGATGGAGCAAGAACCGGGTTCGTCTGGAAAGGCCCTAGTTGACCAATATGCCCGATATGTCGTTCCTGGGTATGATTTTCAAGGAATACGCTCCACTGGAGACAAGCTAACCCGTTCCCGACCCTTTTCCGCAGCGGTTGCAAATGGCAATGTCCGTGTCGTGCGAGGCTCATGGCTAACCGACTGGTTCGACGAATTTTCATCCTTCCCTGAGGCCTGTGACCACGACGACCAGGTGGACTCGGCGGTTGGAGCTTTTTCATTTTTAGCTGGTTTGGGGTTGCCGCAGCGGCGTCCGGTGTCTATAATCATCTGACAAAGTATCAACTAGAGCAAGGGGTATATATGAGTAACGAAAACATCACTACGTCCGAGTTTAAAGAACTTGTCGCAAAAATGACAGAGGACTTCATGACTTTGGATAAATTGTTCAAGGAAATGTGTTTGAGCGATGAACCGCTTTCCGAAGTCGCGGATGCAATGGTAAGCGTTCATGCTCTTAAGGCAGAAATGTCAGTTATGTACGACTCGGTTTGTCATTCCATGATTGGCAAAATGGCCAACGTCCCAGAAGTGTCATCTAGCGACGGAAGTTTAATCGAGAAAAAGGGTGGTTCTGACAGGAAGAAGTGGGACCACGAAGGCCTTGCAAAGAATGTTGCTAGTCGAATCAATGACATGGCGGTTGACCTTGATACTGGAGAGGTAATCATGACCCCACAGGACATGATGGTAAAGATGCTCGACTTTGCAGCAGTTTCATACTGGCGAATAAAAGAACTTGCCAAAATTGGAGTATCTGCAGATAGCTTTTGTGAAGTGAGCGAATCCAAAACAAGCATTATCGTACGAAAGGCAAAATAACAATGACAAACATCTACTCCCAACTAACCGAGCCATTTCCACAAGAAATGGAGCGCTCCCTCAATAAGGGTGGTGCCAATCTCGCATACATTCCGGTGAGCGAAGTTATTAATCGCATGAACAAAATCTTAGGAGTTGAAAACTGGTCGTTCACTGTAAAGAACTGGCAACAACTTGGTAATTCGATTGTCGCTCATGTTTCTGTCGTGACAACTATTTCTGGCAACACCGTAACGCGTGATGGTGTTGGGGGACAAAAAATCAAGATGACCAAGCAGGGCGAACCAGTGGATATTGGCGACGAGGTCAAGGGCGCTGTTTCTGATGCCCTTAAAAAAGCCGTGCAGACAATGGGTGTGGGTCTTTACCTTGCTCGCAGTCAAGACGCCATCGAAATTGAACAGGTAATGGAGGCCGAGATAGTTACTGCCTCGGAGCCACCTTCGCCATCAAAGATGACCTGGGAAAGCTTCATGTCTGTAAGTAAGGGTTTGAGCAAAGACCAAAAGGAACAGTTGCGTTCTGCGTGGACACAGTGGAGCGACGGCAAGCCAACACCCACAAAAGACACCGTTACCGAAGAACAGGCAAATTTTCTCCTTACAGAAGCAACTCGTTTAACATTTGGTGGGACAATCATAGAAACGCCTGCCAAGTGAGCGATGTAAAACCAGAGCTTCCAGCACACCTTTCAGCTTCGTCAATTCAAACGTACATTCAGTGTCCGCTGAAGTTTAAGCTGTCTCGTGTCGACAAAATTCAAGAGCCGCCAACGATGCAGACATTGTTGGGAAATTTCGTACACGATGTGCTGGAGCATTTCTACGTCGCCTATCAGCCGGAAGAGAGGACTGTTGTGTCTGCTCGACACGCATGTACTCACGTATGGTCCAGTGGCGGTTGGGCAGACAGGGTTGCCCCTTATCTGAAGAGAACGCCAATCAACGATTTTCGATGGAGCGCATGGTGGTGCGTGGAGAACATTTTCCTTCTTGAAAACCCGTCTCTGGTTCAGCCATCTGGAATCGAATACGAAGTCCTTGGCGAGATAGATGGCGTTCTTATTAAGGGATTCATCGACAGGTGGACGGAAATCGATGGGGTTGTGACAATCACGGACTACAAAACCGGAAAAACTCCAGCGCCTAAGTACATGGCGGATAAATGGTTTCAGCTCAGCCTTTACGCGATTCTTCTTGCCGAATTAGAGAATAAGCAATCATTCAACCTGGAGCTCTTATACCTAAAAGACGGTGTTGCGAAAAAACATTTGCCAACTGCAGATGATTTTTCAAGCACGAGAAATACAATAACAACAACAAAGAAGGAGATAGTAAATTCTTATGACAATTCAACATGGACAGCGATTCCATCAAACCTCTGCAATTGGTGTCACTTCAAGTCAAATCTCTGTACATATTGGAACCCAAAAGATGAATGATGATATGTTTGCTCGCCTTGTTGCAGAGGATGTCAAAAATCGAGTGTCGGACACACAGAGCGAATACATTCATTTGCCTCAAAATCGTGAGCGATGGAAGAGAGCCCTTCTCGCATTGGTGCGAAATCTTGATGAGCAAATTGCCGACATCAAAGACGATAAAGAACTTGATTCCCAGAGATACGCAGATTTGGGTTCTGACGGCACGGTACTCCTAGCCGAAGCAATGCAGTCCTACGATGGCAGGCTGACGAAAATTGAACGCTTCAGATTCTTTGTCAATAAGCGTCTTGATTACGTTGTTTCCCTGGGTGAAGATGAGGGTGCAATCTCTCGTGCGAATTTCCTTGAGTCCGCAATCCTAAAACACAAGTCACTTATGGATGAGTTCGACATGGAGCCAACCGACATCGATGTCGCCTTGTGGGCATCGTTAGAAAATAAATGGCAGTTCGACGATGTAATATCTCCTGAGTGAGATATCGTTCAAAAAAGAAACAAAAAGAGTATTTGCTTAGGCGTCCACTCGTAGAAAAACTTCTGTCAGAAAAACCATTTTGTGAAGCATGTCCTGTGTTTGCTGAACATGATGAGAAGTTGACATATGTTCGTAACAGAAGTTGCGACATTCACGAAATAATTAGACGCTCTCAGGGTGGGTCGATACTCGATGAGGAAAATCTTCTTGCGGTATGCAGGCCATGTCACAATCGAATTGGAAACTATCCGCAGCTTGCTTTTGATTTAGGTTTAGCCAAGCACGGCTGGGAACGTTAAAACATTACTTGCGTTTACAACACGAAAGACATTTCAGTTGTAGAATTAATATCCTTAGGACCGTTATAGGCGCGAGGGCCGGGGGCACAGGGCAACGTGCAGCCCCCGGTTCTTGCGTCTCTTTTTTTATGTGCGCGCCAACATCTCTTTACCTGAGCTAATAATTTTGTAATGGTACTCTAAGGTCTTACAGCCGTTTCTGAGAAAAGAAAGGCAGGTGGTCCAAGGTCTAGTGGTGAATAACTACGCAAAGTAGACATGGACGTCTGTCTGTGTTAATTCCCGTCGGGATTACACCCGGCGGGTCTTTGTTTGTGGGGTAGAGTTTTGCGTGCCCATGAACATCCTAGGTCTCGACCTATCACTTACATCCACTGGGTATTGCCATGCTGGAGAAGCTGGTTATCTTTCTTTTGATTTATCTGGAGCTGAAAGATTGAGGAAAATAGCCAGCGAAATTGGCAATATTGCGGTTTCCAACAAAATACAATTGGTAGCCATAGAGGGTTATTCTTTTGCATCAAGAAATTCTCAGGCTCACTCAATCGGGGAGCTTGGCGGTGTCGTCAGGGTTGCCTTGCTAAATCTTGATATTCCATACATAATCGTGCCTCCTACCTGTCGAGCAAAATTTGCCACAGGCAAAGGGAACGCTGGCAAGTCAGAAGTCATATCTGCAATATCAGCTATTACGGGAATAGTTTGGAAAGGGGGGCATGCTGATGATATGTGCGATGCGTGGGTTCTTGAAGAAATGGTTTTGGCAAAAATTGGAAATGCAAAATATAAGTGGTCAAACATTTCTCTCTCGGCGCTAGAGAAGATAGACTGGTCCCCACTCGAAGGGATAGAAAATGAATAGAAGTCAACCAATCAGCCAGGTGGACATTGAGCGAGAAATGATGAGATTGCTCGACCTGCTCGAAAAAGAAACTGAAAACTTTGAAATACTCGCCGTGGACGCGGCAAAAAAGGACGCCAGGTACAAGGCGGAATGGGCAAAAGAATATCTAGGAGCTGCTGGTAAGGGGCACAGAACAATCACCGACAGAGAGCAATGGTCTCATTACAAGATGGAACAAATGAAAGAGGATTACGAAATCGCGGAAGCACTAGTTAGGGCAAAGCGAGAAAAACTTCTTTCACTCAGGACGAGTATTGATGCCTTGCGAACCCTCAACGCCAATGTCCGCGCCCAGGTTTAGAAGTGAATAACACAGAAACATCTTTAATTAATCCTTCTTTGCTGAAGCCGGCTACATGGAGGGCAAATTATATTCTCAAGCCTGACCTTAAAGTGCTTATTTCTTCAATCGAAAAATACGGACTTTTAAGCCCAATCATTGTGCAGAAAAAATCAAACGTGATAATTGATGGCCATCAAAGAGTGATTGCAATATCTCAATCCAAGGCGCTGACTAAGCAGTACTCAAAATCAATCACCTGCATCGAATTGGACATATCAGATTTGGACGCAATGATTCTCCACGTCCAAATAAATCGCGGTCGAGGTTCGGTTGTTGCTAAACGGATGTCCGACATTGTCAAGAAGATACATCAAAGTAGAGTTTATTCGATGGATGAACTAGACGAGATTTTTAATATGACCGTTCAGGAATCCGACATGATGCTCGACGGTTCACTGGTTAAAATGCGCAAGGTTAAAGAACACGCCTACTCGAGTGCGTGGGTTCCAATCGAAGCACCTGCAAAATCATCTGACAAAATCGTGTTAGAGAAGCCACCAAACCAGGACCGTTGACACACCTAGAATCCAATGGTGTAAACTTTAGTCAAACGCTGAAGAGGTAGCCATGGAACAGAACACCGTCAGAGATAGAGAAATCGGTGCATTGACAAGAAGAAATCCGATAACCGGAGGTAATCGTCCTGCATGGTGGCGTCGGGCCACAGCCTACGGCTTGAATCGTCTTGCTGACGCCGTGTCTGGTCAAAGAACAACGCAGTCCGGCACCGGTCGAGCGCTTTTGAGGGAAAGACGAAGGCTGAATCTGGCAAGAGCCACGTGAGGTCTTAATGCTTGTTACTGCTTCTGATTTAGCAATTTACATGGACGTCAAGTTCAGTTTGCGGCAACTTGATGCTGCTGAATTTGTGCTGAATGGTCTCCAGAGTGAGCTTGAGGCTTTTTTGCGTAGGCCGGTAGAAGTTGCCGAGCATACGGAGCAACATGTAATACCAAGTTATTTTCAAGGAGTTCCAGCCACTTCTTTTTTCTACGACCAATCGCTGGACACTACGGACAGTGGATTGAACTATATTCAGCCTTCGATTGTTCTTAGCTTAAGAAACACACCTGTCGTAACCATAAAAAGTGTTTCGATTGGAAATCTTTCACAAGTGCCAATATTCATGGCCGAAGCAAAGATGCGTACAGCGACAATAACCGGTGCATCACAGTCTGGAACGGTGGTCACATTTAGCGCTGCAAATACTTTCACGAAGGGTCAGAGAGTTGTTGTTACAGGAGTAACTCCAAACTCATACAATAAATCTTCATTTGAAATTACCGCAGTAACAAGTACAACTTTTTCTGTTGGCGGTTATCAGAGCGGGTTGTCCGCTTATGTATCTGGCGGAACCGTAACTGCAACCGGAAACGACTACACAGTTCATAGATACGGAATTGAGTTGTACAGAGGTTTTCCTAACGACGTTGTTGAAATTGTCTACACCGGCGGCCTTGATGGTGAAGCGATTCAGATGTTTAAACTATTTATTCTTCGTGCTGCCACAAGAGAAATGCAAAATATGCACGATGACGTTGTTGGAGTTAAAGACTTAACGACAAGAAATGTTGCCCCTCTTGAAACTGGTTTTTCAGAGAGAGAACTTCTTGCTCTACGTAGGTGGAGAAGGCGACGCATTTAATGGACATTGAAATAGGCGTAAGTACCAGGGGAATGGGGTCCGCCATTGCCAGGCTTGGGGCCATGTATTCTCGCGCCCAAGTGCTCACTCCGGTGTTGATAAAAGCAAAACAAGAAGTGCGTATGGCAAATGCTGCAAACTTTACAAGTAATGGTCTCCTGGTTGGCGGGTGGAGACCGCTTGATGCTCAATATGCATCGTGGAAGATGACTCGATTCCCCGGTATGCCACCGATGATAAGGACTGGAAAATTATTCGCATCTCTTTCTGGTGCCAACGGCTCGATTGACACAATGACGAATACATCTTTTTCTACTGGAACGTCTGTGGAATATGCAAAGTTTCATCAGTATGGAACTACAAAAATGCCAAAAAGAAAAATTGTATTTGAGCCACCGCTGTTTGCCAAAAAGCTCGGCGGCGATACTGTTTCATACATTGCAAACGGCGAGGTGTTCTGATGCCAGCAGAATTAATGTACGGAGCTCAATTTGCAAAGTCATTCGTAAACGACTATTTAACCGACGACATTCCGCGCAGATTGATTAGGTATAGAAATGGTTGGAATTTATCCGAGGATGAACTTCCAAGCCCAGCAGAGTACCTAACATATGAACCGGTTGCTCTCGACTCTTGGCCAACGATAATTACTGTTGCCATATCTACGCGTTCGTTCAATCGTGTCGGGTATGGTATAGGGGCTGACCCGGTATATAAAGTGAATTACTCAATGAGAACATATATTTGGGTAAGAACCGATGGCTCAAAAGAAACCACCGAGATGCGAGACAGACTCACCACCGTTGTCCGCTCTGCTCTTTTGGATTACCCATGTCTGCAGCGGGAGGGCGCAGAGAGGGAGGCTCGCATAGAGGAAACCACCGTGGTTGAAGAGTTCTCCGACCTTACGATGTTAAAGGGCGACCGAGTTCTTGCTGGAGCCTACATAGGGTATGACTTATCTATTGACGAAGTTATAGCTCGCGACAATATTGCTGATGAGGTTATTGAATTCGGCTTAACTGTTGGTCAAAACCCACTAACTGCACTTATTTCTAATTTTACAAACGCGGCAAGCATTTCAATAGGCGAGTAAAATCGTGAGTGGTGAAATCGACTTTGTTGGTCTTGGGGAAAAAATAAACGAAATACCTGTTGAATATGCAGGATTTATGCAAATTCAAAACCTTTCCCCAAAAATGCTCAAAGTAACCAACGACGCCTATTTGCTAAGCCGGGCGTCTGCTTTGGTGAAAGCCGACAACGAAAAAGTATTAATTTTAATTGACAAAGGTTTGGTTCTCCTGGTTGAAACCCCAGCTGCAAAAGAAGCAAAACATGTCGAGAAACCAAAATCTCGCAAAAAAGTCAAAAAAGAAATAGAAGCGCACCAAGACCACGTACTTGAAAACTTAAGTCATCTTTTTGAGGGTTCAGACAAAAACGTACGCCAAACACCTTGAGTAACCACCTATAATTTCAGTAGTCTCATACGAAATAGTTCCTGAAAGAAATGGGACGGAGGAAAAATGCCAGGTATAGTTGTTACAACGGCGGTCCGCACTGGTCCAACCAATACGCAAACCGCGCCAACAGCGACGTTGTTTGTTGCTGGAGTAACGGAGAGGGGCCCAGACGGCACTTCACACCTCGTTACCAGCCTTTCGGACTTCGAAGATATTTTTGGCGGGTACACATCATCGGGTTACACGCACCAGACGATTGAAACATTCTTTGAAGAGGGCGGCGCACGTGCTTATGTTTCACGCGTCGTCGACGAATCGGCCGCTGAGGCAAGCCTTGCTCTTGCCGATTCCTCTGCTGCAACATGCATAAACCTGCTTGCCTCCGGAACTGGCACTTGGGCTAACAGCGGTGGATTGACTGCTCAAGTTGAGCAACCAACTGCGAGCGTGAATTTCAGAATTAAAGTTCGCGTTAACGGAACCCTGGTTTACACGACAGAAAATCACACAAGCCCAGCAAATGCTGTTAATGAAATCAATAACAGCGCAACAGCTGCCCTGTACTTAACGGCCACGACTGGTGCATCAACGAATATTCCTGCTGTTGTTGCCGCAACAAACTTTACTGGTGGCACAAATGGAAGCTCGTTAGTTGCAGCAGACCTAGAAGATGCGTTGGACACATTCACCAACAATCTTGGACCAGGTGCAGTTGCTGCTCCGGGCTTCTACGCAGAGGCAATGAGAGATTTGGTATTTGCTCACGCAGCTTCCAATAACAGAATCGCTTTGACATCATTCGATGAGGGCACGTCTGTTGCTACAGCAATCTCCGAGGCTGCAAATCACACTGGCGACGATAATGCGCCATATGGTGCGTTTTTCTACCCATGGGTAAAGATTCCAAACGGAACACTCACAATGATGGTTCCACCAGAAGGTTATGTTGCTGCCAAGAGAGCACGCGTACATAATCTTTACGGTCCGTGGAACCCTTATGCAGGTGAAAGAACAGAAGCTACATTTGTGACTGGCCTTGAGACATCGCTCTCAAAGACAGATTCAGACAACCTTGATGAGAACTTTATCAACGCGATTAAAATCATCAATGGCAGTGCGAGAATCTACGGAGCTCGTTCCGCCTCTGACGACACAGCAAACTTTAGATTCATCATCTCTCGCGAGGTTCTGAATCAGATTGTCTATGAAGCAGAGAGCGCACTTGAGGCTCTCCTCTTCTTGCCAATCGACGGAAGACAGTCGACATTCTCACGAGTTCGCGCAACACTGACAGCCATCATGGAAAGAATCCGTTTGGCTGGCGGTCTGTACGAGG